GCACCTTGAAAACTGAACATAGAGGAATTAATACATGCACAAAAAAGACTGTATAAAACGGGAATGTAATGGATGTAAGCAATATAATGCCGAATATAGAAGTGGAATATGCTTCTGGCAGCAGAGTACAAGAAAGATTACTATTGTAAAGAAAGATACGGGATAACATCCCATTTATTTTTACACTTTAGAGAACAGGTAAGACATATATAAGACTTATTTTATAAAAAGTATGAATACAGAAGGAGAAGATGATAAATGGAACTAAACAGAGTAGACTATGCACTGTTAAAAGTTCTAATGAAGAACGACAGTGTAAGTTTTTTCAAAGGAATGACGATATATGAAATATTGGATGTCCTTGGTGGTTCAAGAGTAACTACATATAAAAAGCTAAATCGTCTTGTGAAGTTGGGATATGTAGAAAAAGGCTGCAAAGATATCAATGCAGACACATATCTCCTTACAACAAAAGGAATCGGTTTAATAAAAGAATCAGAACATGGAGGAAAAGAAGATGTTAAAGAATGATGTAGCAGTTGTTGGCGCAGGACTTGGTGGTGCAACAGTGGCTTATGGATTGCAACAGAAGAATTACCGAGCATATCTTATTAACGGATCAGAGCAAGATAACCGGACAATTCCAGATGCGAAAAATGTTCTTATATTAGAAGGATATGACGGACTTGCAGGAGATAGAAGTCTTGCATTAGAAGCATTACAGAGGAACAAGCAGATTTTGAAAACCATTTCAGAGATTGAGCAGAAGATTGTCTTGTGCGTTGCATCAGGCGGCGGCTCTACTGGTTCTGGCAATCTCCCATACATTTGCGACATTCTTGCAGCTAATTCAGAGAGAATTGTTGTTCCAATTGTGTTGATGCCAAGGAAAGACGAACCGATTCAAAAAAGGCTGAATGCTTACAATCTTGCAAAAGAGTTAATGGATACTGATGGAATTGGAGCAATTATCTTCGTGAACAATGAATCTTATGATGATCTGAAAAGAATCAATGCAGTACTTGTAAATATGCTCGATGCATTTTTCAGTGATTCATCTGCATCCAGCGGTTCTAACTTTGATGACTCGGAGAAAATGAAAATGCTGAAAGAGCCGGGAGCTTTTGTTATTGCAATGCTTTCTGATAAGCGTGCGGAAGAAAAGAAGACTACAACACAGGATATGATAAATGCGCTGACAGCAAAGAACATATTTCTTCCTATTAATAATGATGGCATTGTCGGAAACATTGGAATCATCAATCAAAAGAACAATAAGCTGGACGAGCATGAACTGATTAAAGCAATTGGAACACCGGAAAACGTGTTTATTGGATACAACGGTAATGTCAATATTGCTTGTGCTTCTGGATTGAGTTATCCGGTTGAATATATTAAAAAACTTGGTCAGTCAGCGGTAGAAGAACAGAAAGAGCGCATAGAGAAAAGAAAAACAATATCTGTCTTGGACGATTTGAATACAGAGGAAATTGTTATTCCTGAAGTCAAAAAGAAAACAACCAAAGGTAAGCGGAACAGAATTTCACTTGATTTTCTGAATAGCTTATAGGAAAGGAGTAGAACAATATGAGAACACCTGCCGCATATAACAATAATCTAAAGAATCATATTATCACCATGCAAATGCTTGTGGATTGTTTATACAGTTCTAACAAAAGAGCAAAGAATTGGAGAGATAAACAGCGTGAGTACAGAGAAAGAAGAAGTTACCACTATGATAAGTATGATAATGAAGGAAAAGCCAAAGAGAAGAAGGAAGAATACTATCATCAGAAAGAAATCATGCTCTCTGCACTGAAGCCAGTGTGCATCCACAAAGAGTGTTACGGATATGAAAGAACAAGAATCTATGATTATGAATCAGATTACATTAAATATTATGATGAATTTGTTTGGAGAAATAGCTTCTATGATAAGGTTGAGGATGCTTATGTTTGTTTTGGGGATATCGAGGATAAGAGTAAACCACTTTATCATTACTATCTTTTTTATGATGTAGGATATAATAGAACATTTCATACACCAATCAAAGAGAGTGAAGTGTCATTATATGACGATCTTGAAGTAGTAGAGATTGATAAATTGGATACAAAAGGATATGACATTGCAGATCTACTTTCAAATCAGTTTGTAACAAAGGTAATTAATCTAATCGAGTCAGAAGACTTTAGATTAGTAGAAAATATTTAAAAGCACAGGAGGATTAAACAAATGAAAGGAACAGTAAAATGGTTTAACACACAGAAAGGCTATGGATTCATTGTAGGGGATGATGGAACGGATTATTTCGTTCATTACTCCAATATTAAAGTCAGTGAATTCCGACACTTAGATGCAGGAGATCACGTAGAGTTTGATGTGGAAACAAATGACAAAGGCATTCAGGCAATCAATGTAGTTCCAGTGCTTACTATGAGCATGATTAAAGAAAGAGCTGCAAGACACAATATGCACCTTGAAGAAGCTGTCGGATGCGGTGCAATGGGATGGATGGTCGTGGATCAGAACAATGTCATTCAGACGGATGAACACGGAATGTCCCTTGAAGAACTGGATGAATATTTCAAGGAGTAATTTAAGAAGAAAAAAATTTTAATTTAAAAATTAAGGAGAATGATTATGAACAAAATTGTAAAAGCAGTAAAAGAAGGACAAGAGATTGAGACAAAGAACTTATTTAACGTGGTAAATGATTTTTATCTTACAAGACTTAGAGTTTCAAAAGATGGGGAGAGTGTCGTGTCTATGCAAGTAAACGTGTGCGAAGAACACGCAGAGGAATATGAATTTTTACAGTCCTGTACCATGTTTGATGACGTGGCATATCATCTGAGAAAGGCTGATATTGATTCTGTTACCAGTGAGTACAATGCGAAAGTAGATACATTGTACGTTACATGTGAACTGAAAAACGGATTAACGGTATTGCTTATGATTATCAACATTACTGGAAGTGAAAATGATGTTAAAGATTATAGAGAGATGGATGTATATGAACTGAAAGATTTC